TTGGCGCAAGCTGGCAGAGGGTTGGCGTTTGTCTGCTGGACAAGCAAAGAAATCCACTTGCGGTAACTGCGCGGCATTCATTCAGACTTCTAAGATGCTGGACTGCATCGATAAGGGCATGGGTGAAGATTCAGACGCATGGGATGTGATTGATGCTGGCGACTTAGGCTATTGTGAGTTGTTTCACTTCAAATGTGCATCAAAGCGCACTTGCTCGGCATGGATTGTCGGTGGCCCCATTACTGATGACAGTGGTGAAAAAACGGGAGAAATCAAATGGGAATGATGAAAATGAAGATGACCCCTGCCGGACAAAAGAAGGTCGGCAAGGTAATGTCGGAGTACAAAGCTGGCGAACTGCACTCCGGCAAAGGTGGCAAGGTCGTAAAAAACCCCAAACAAGCCATTGCGATCAGTCTGAGTGAGGCAGCAAAGGTAATGCGTAAGAGGATGAAATGAAGGGACTCTACGCAAACATTCATGCCAAGCAAGAACGCATAAAGGCGCAAAAGGCTGCTGGCAAGACCCCCGAGCGCATGAGAAAAGTCGGCTCAAAGGGTGCGCCCACTGCGGCTGCATTCAAGGCTGCTGCTAAAACAGCAAAGAAATGAAAGACCCGAGACTTGCAAGGGCTGGAGTGAGTGGGTACAACAAGCCCAAAGCAACGCCAACCCATCCGACCAAAAGTCATGTGGTGGTGGCAAAGAGTGGTGACGAAATCAAAACCATTCGTTTTGGACAGCAAGGGGTAAAGGGTTCTCCGGACGGCACAAAGAGAAACGAAGCATTCAAAGCCCGACACGCTGAGAACATTGAAAAAGGCAAGATGAGTGCGGCATATTGGAGTAACCGCGTTAAGTGGTGAATAGTTTAAAGTGGTAGTAGAATCATCTAAAGGGGATGACTATGCCAAATGGAAACTTGAAACATGAAGTCGCTTGCCCATCGTGCCAAGAAAAAAGACTTGTTCGATCAGATGTAATTTTGCGGTTAACAAGATTGGAAAAACCTTTGATTTGCAAGCCTTGCCAAAATCGAATGCGCTTTGCAAACAAAGACCATCCGCGAAAAGGTACGGGCATTGTAAATAATCCTAATTTAAAAAGAACCGTCAGCAGTTACTACAAAGCAAAACAAAGATGCAAGTTGGGTAGTTCACATCACCCATGCTATGAAAATGTGCAATTCAAATTTGTTTCATTTCAGCATTTTTTAGATTGTGTTGGAGTAAGGCCGGAAGGCATGACTTTAGATCGCATTGACCCACTTGGACATTACGAACCAAACAATGTACGATGGGCAACAGTTTTGCAACAGGCTCAGAACAGAATGCCTAGAAATTATTGGGTAAAAACAAAGTAAAGTGGTGAAACATGGACTACATACGCCCCACCCCGAGAAACCCCATATATGGGCTATTGGCTGACCAACTAGAAAAGCTGTACTCACCAACCCAAACGCAACAAATGCAAGGGTTGATGCGTCTTTTATCGGTTCCGGAAGTATCCAAAACGCTGAATCTGTTGTCCTATGGCGAACCACTAACTACGGGCGCGGGTGGCATTGGCGGCACGACAAGAATAAAGCCGGAAGTGGCAGAGGCTGCTTTGGCTGTGGCTCCATTGGCGACTGCTGGTGGAAGAATGGCTGCAAGGGCTGCGGATGTAGGAATACAGACCTATGGGCCAAAGCTAGAAAAAGCAATTGAACCATTGTTGGAAAGCCAATATGCCAAAGGCGGCATGGCTCGGCAATTGATGGAAGACTTGACTCAAGGCACTCGAAGCAATGTCTATCTTGAAAACAAGCCATTGACTCCCAACCCATTGGTCGGCACACGCTACGAAGTTGACTATCTCGGGAATCTCGCCCCCAAAACACCAACTCAGTTAGAGCAATTAAAAGGCTCGAGTCTGATGATTCTCCCGTGGGACAGCACTACACGAAACATGAGAGTACGCAGTATTTCTGATGAGTTACTGCCCACTCCGGTTACGACTCAAGGTGGACAAGACTTTGCTCGAGACTTAGAAAATATTGCAAACGAGATTGGTGGCGCATCCGGTGAGGCTATTGCAAAACGAATTCAAAAGCGAGTAATACAAGCCCAAAAGGAAAATCTTGCTGCTGGCGGCTCGGGGGATGTGTATATGCTGCCATCCACCATGTCTACTTACGCAGAAAACTTCTCAACAATGCCGACAGAGATTTTGTTGCAGTTGATTAAGAAGGCTGATTTGCCAAAGGCTCGGGTTGATGCAATAAACGACAGTATCAGAAACTTCAAGGATGCAAAGGGTAACCAAAACTTTACGGCATTCAAGGGAATCGACACGATTGAAGGCCAACAGCAATTGTTTACTGGTGAAGGCATCAACGACACTGCTGGAGAACTCAGAAAAGCATTCGTGAACCGGATGTATCTGAAGGACAATCAAAAGGCCATTAACTTCAACGAAGAAGATTTGGTCAATGCTTTGACAGATGAGGCATTGAGAGGGCTGCCAAGAGGTTATACGGGTAACACCATAATCAAGGCCAATCCCGAAGGGATACTCACGCCATCTGATCACAAATCCTACAGCACGAACTTCCCCGGCACTTATGCTGGCTCACTGGAAGGCGGCTTACTCGGGAATGTTCCCGTAGAGATGCTGTTGCCTAAGTCCTATGGTCGGATTGAGCAAGAATTTGCGGGTAAGGCCGGAGATATGCGGAGCAATGTCATTGGCGCACTAGAAAAGCGCGGCGGTGGAATCTCAGACCTTGTTGACCAAGAAATGATCGACAACTACTACAAATTCCTAGAACGAGAAAAATTAGGACTCTTGGATTGACTCGAGTGTCAACAAATGCGTGTGAAGCAACATGATGGCATCTTGCACCAAACAAGCCAATTCGTCTGATGGCAAAGCCTTAGCCTCATCATCAAAGACAGCATCGATGTTTAATTTGTCAGTTTGAATGATTGTAATTTTCATAAGTACCTCTGAGAGCATGGTAACAAAATGAATGTTAGTGAACAATCACAAAAGCTATGTTAGACTAAAAAGCAACGGTCAACACCAACAAGCCATAAGGAATTGGTAATGCAAAAGAAAACAATGCTAACTATAGTAGCCAAAGATAGCAAGGGTGCTATATGAGTGGCGTAAGACACGGCGGCAGGGGCATAGGAACGCCCAACAAGGCCACATCGGAGGCAAGACAAGCCATAGCTACCTTTGTAGATGGAAACGCATGGCGGCTCTCTATTTGGCTCGACAAGGTAGCAGAGGGAGACCCCGAGCATGACATAAAGCCAAACCCCGCAAAGGCGTTTGAGTTATTCCAATCAGTAGTGGAGTATCACATTCCAAAGCTGGCAAGGACAGAACACGCCGGAGACGCGAACAATCCCATTGAAATGAAGGTCACATGGGCGCAACCGAACAATCCATCGTAATCCCGTATAGCCCGAGAAAAGAGCAATTGCAGATTCACACTCTGCTAGACGCTAAACGGTTCGGGGTAGTGGTGGCTCATCGAAGGATGGGAAAGACGGTTAGCGCGATCAACCATCTGATTAAGGATGCGGTGAGCAACCAAAAGGAAGCACCGCGCTACGCTTACATTGCCCCAACATACGGGCAAGCAAAGCGGGTGGCATGGGACTACCTCACGAAGTACGCAAGACCTCTCGGGGGAACTGAGAACATTTCAGAACTGCGGGTGGACTTTTGGAACCGTAGGATTCAGCTATATGGCTCAGATAACCCCGACTCACTGCGCGGACAGTACTTTGATGGGGTGATTCTTGACGAGATTGGCGACCAAAACCCAAAGATTTGGACAGACATTATTCGCCCTGCATTGGCTGACAGATTAGGGTGGTGCTTGTTTATCGGCACTCCGAAGGGCCACAATCACTTCAAAGACCTCAGAGATCGGGCAGAAACTGAGGACGGGTGGGGACTATTAGAGTTCAAAGCCTCACAAACAGAGGTCTTGACCGTCACAGAACTAAAGGCGGCTCGGATTGAAATGGGGGACGATAAGTATCTCCAAGAGTTTGAATGCTCATTTACCGCAGCGGTGGAGGGGTCGTACTACGGGCAGTTGCTCAACGATTTGGACGAAAAGAACCACATTCAAGAGATTCCCCGCGATGACCTTTGCAAGACAGTGTGTGCATGGGACTTAGGAATGGGCGACTCAACGGTGATTTGGGTGGCTCAAGTGGTCGGCTCAGAAATCCGATTGATGGACTTTTACGAGAATAACGGGGTGGGACTTGACAGCTATGTTAATTGGTTAAGGCATAATGGATGGGACAAAGCCGAGCAAATCCTCCCACATGATGTACAAGTGCGGGAACTCGGGACGGGGAAAAGCCGACTAGAGGTTTTAACCGATGCTGGATTGAACATTCGGGTTGCCCCACGCATGGGGGTCGATGATGGCATCCAAGCGGTGCGAAGGCTGCTCCCACGATGCTGGTTCAATGTGCCAAAGGTCAAACAAGGACTAGACG